TCAGGTTCTTCTGTGTATCCAACGCCAGGTTTAATGAGGGTGAAGGAATCAATGACACAACGTAGTGCTTTGTCTTCTGGTTGGTTAAGATTGTATCCAATGCCAGATCTAGTAACACGAAGTTCTGTCACCCTACCATTAGGATCTGTCAAGGCAATAGCAGAAGCACCATAACCTGGACCAGTGATGATTACTTTAGGTGGGAATACATATGGACATCCAGTATCTAAAATGGGAATGCTAATGATAGAACCGTTACCATCTGTGATTGGTTGTCCTGCTGTTGGTTTTGTATAACATGGTGCCTTTACATCAGGAGATGGATCAATGTCAAGTGAATCGTTGTCTAGAATAATAACATCAGCAGAGGCACCAGTGCCAGTGATGCTGAAGGTTAGAGTTTCTGGTTCTTCTACTTCAATATCATCAGCAATACCAACATAAACTTTTGCTTGGTTGTTAATGATTTGGAAGTTGCCGAACAATGAATTGGAAACAATATCACTCTTCTTAATACTAGTACCACTTAACATGTACTGTAAGTTAGTACCATTAGGAACGTTAGTGGTGGTAATAGTGTAAACAATAACTTCTCCTTCTTCGTACTCTAACTTATCAGATTCAACGAAGTAAGATGGTGTGGTAGTTGTGTCAATGCCTGATGTGCTATCAGCAAGAATAACAACACGTGTTTGTACACCTTCTAGTTCCTGAGTGTCTCCATTGCTATCTACATATGACTTGACTACAAAATCAAATGGTTCTTGTCCCTCATCCTCATCACCATCGATGGTTGGAGTGACTGGAATAACACAAGTTCCATTGATAATCTCTAATGGATTTCTGTTGAAGTCAACGTTTGATAGTAACCTAGCACCAACAATATCTTGTCTAGTAATAGAACCAACCAGTTCGTAGGTAAAGTTAGTACCATCGGGAATATTTAAGGCACTTACAGTAAACGTAGCTGTCTCTCCCTCTCTAATGTAGTTGACATCACTAGTGACAGTCCACTGTGGTTGTGTTGCTAGATCATCACCATCACCTAGAATATAAACATCAGCAAATGCTGTTGTGTTAGTGATAAAAATTGATAAACTTTCTAACTCATCCTCATCATCTTCGATGTCATCGTTTACTAATGTAGTAATCTCAATCGTTGCTGTTCCATCTAAACCAATATCAAATGATCCAGTAAGACCACCCTGAATATCCTCAGCATCAATGGTGCCACCGATGGTGTAATTATACACAGCACCAGCACTTACATTCTGTGTCTCCACTGTAAAGACAATCGTCTCACCTTCTTTATAGAAAACTTTGTCGGCAGTAACTGCTATCAATGGATCTAATGATGGATCGATTAGATCAGTAACTTGATTCGTGCTGATTGGAGCAACTGCTACCAAAGAAGGAGGAATATATGGTACTGGAGTTCCATCACCACCGTCACCAGAATCTGGTGTCAAATCTGTGTCTGGATTAAAGTCATTGATGGTACATTTATGTACGTTACCTCCTTTGAAAGTAGCAAAGAGACCTTCGGGTGTAACATTCTCTTCTAATTTAATGAAGAATGTTTCTGGTCCTTCTGTTTCTTCGTCCTTGTATGTATCGAATACAATAGCTTTTTCACTAGCACCTGGAGTAAATCCAATGGAGCTACCAATATAAACTTTATTGTAGTCCACACCTTCGGTAGCAGTACCACCAAGAACTGTCACTGTTAGGCTGGATGGTTTGGCAATGTTACCTGATCTAGTGATCGTAAAGATTGCTTGCTCACCCTCAGTTACTTCGATGTCTTCAGAACTATAGTTAATGAATAGATCAGTTGGTACTACATTATTATTTTCCTCTGGATCTGGTAGTGTACCACCGATAAAGATAACTTCTGTAGCGGGTAAAGATTCTCTAGCACTGGTGGTCTTAGCTTCCTCACAAACATATGTGTTACCATCCAGAGGTCCATCATTGAGAGCATCAATGAGTTTGTCTAACCAATCTTCGGTCTCCCCAGTACCACAGTCAACACATTCCTTGGTAACTTTCTCACACTTAGCGGGAGGACCATCACAAGAGATTCCTAGGAGATCTAATACTTTAGCAACAGCACTACCAATCATGTCAAGAGGTGAGGCAATGAGTGCTAACAATTCTTGGAGTGGTCCAAGGATCGTTGCTAAAAACTCTTCGATGAATGCTAAGATCTGATTGAGAATACCATCGACTACATTATCTACCAAGCAAGCAGCATTGGAGTAGGCATCCATTAGATAACCAAGTAGTAAGTCAGTCAACCACTTGGCAATACGATCTGTAAAATCTGCCATCGAACAACCAAGATCGTCCAGAACATCATTGATGGCGTCTAGAACTGGTTTGATTCTGCTTTGTTTCTTTTTCTCTGGTTCTTCTGCTTCGCTTTGCTTATCAATCTCAGATGTATTAGATTTTTCTGCTGCTTCTTCTGCTGTCTCTTCTACTACCTTTTCATATAGTAATAGCTCAACAAGTTTATCTACACCATCACGTAATAGTTTAACAATCTCTCCCTTAACTCTACTAACTAAACTCTTGACAAGGTACACTGCCTTGTTAACATACCTCATACCATGATCAATGTAATTGTTTAGTTCGCCATTGATCTGACTGACATAAAATGTACCGATGTTGCCACCAGATTGCTGGGTTGCTTTTAACATCTCACCAATAATATTAGTGAGACCACCCTTCAAATCATTTTCAGAACCACAATCTGGGTTAGCAATCTCAACACATACCTTGTTACCTGTTGGGTTAGTTGTAGATGCCTCAGCAAACAATCCATTAAATGCTGCTGGCATCTGACCAGGAACAGCAGCAGCAATCTCTCCCGCTTCTCCTGGTTTTGTCTGTCCGTTTTGTTCAGCAGTTGTTGGTTCTGCTGGTTGATCTCCGTTACGTTTCTTACTGGACTCCATTGGAGCCTGTGTATTTGGATTGATGTCTGGTCTAAGAAACGTAGTGAATGACTTACAAGTATCTCCTGGTGTTGGATCTTTTTCAACGTTAGTTCTTTGAGTGGCACCAGCAGTGTGACCAACAGATCCCATGATAATAGGTTTCTGTCTATCATTATCAAGATAGAATCCTACTACCCAGTTACCTTGATTGAGAGAAACAGAAGCACCAGTAGTCCCACCATCACTGAATGGTGTGGTAACAGGCATCATTACATTTGCCCATGGCAATTCTGATGTAGGCGTAGCATCACAATCTTTTAAGTGTTGTCCTACAATACGTACTTGATATCTACCTGATTTTTTTGGGTCTGCTCCCTTTTCAGATTCAACCTGACCGATCCACCATGAAAATCCATCGGCACCGATCTGATGTACTGGGAATAGTGAGGATAATGCTGGATCCATATCACTTTACGTTACTACTTTCATCTTTCATGCCATAGATGTCTCGTATCAATTCAAGCCTTGTGACACAGACACTACTATTTAGGAAGGCATTGTTATGTGATAGCGAAGAAATTAAATATGTACCACTATTTTCTCTATCAAATGGTTCTTCTTCACGTAATTTTCCAGACGCCATGTTAGGTAGCATGACTTTAATCTTATCACCCACGGATAATTCCATGTTGCCAGGAATTTCAATCTCTAGTTTCTGATTCTCCATGAAGTATCTTCTAGCAATACTCTGTGCTAACCAATGCTTTTGATAATCTGGATAGTTAGATCCATTTCCTGCTGGGTTATCTCTTTCCTCATTAGATCCAGAAGTGTCTTTACTATGCCACGTCTCATGATCAACTAGAACTGTCATGATTCTACTAGGATTGATTGACAAATCTTCTTGTGTCTTTCCTAGTTTGGATTGACTACCCAAGTGAGACATGCCCTCGAAGTTTTCCTGAAGATTATATTTAAACTCTTCATAGTACCCCGTTGAAAAGTTATATGCTACTAAGTGAGAAGCAAATGTACCGCTTCTCATTTGATTGATTATATCAATCTCATTAGTAAATCCATACTCTTCAATTACATAACGATTTGGCTCGTCATTGTTTGGTTGAACTGTATAAGTAGCGACCTCGGACTCTCCACTAAAATTATCATTTCCAGTGCTATAATAATAATCAATCGATTTAAAATTAAATCCATCTCTGTTTTCAAAGAAAAGATACCCTGCTGTACCTGAAGATGTTTTTGTATCTCCAGAGACATCTGATTGCCCCCCAGTTGTTGTCTTAGATACACTACTACTAGTTTTACTGGACGTATTAGGTACTGCCTTCTGTGAAATAGATTGAATAATACTATGTGCTTTCTTCCCATTCGGATAGAAGTTAAGTTGATACTTACAGTTTTCTGTAAGAAATTCTTTTTCTGTCTTTAAATAATCTGTCAATATTTTTTTGACGATAGCATCTGGTGTGCCACTAAGTTTTTTATTTAATCTTACACCTTCATTGTATAGTGCTTCTTTAGAAATGAGTGCTAGGTTATATGTCTGTAGTCCCTTGGTAAATGTTCTGTTGTATACTTTCCAAACATGTAAATCATATACATATTCATTCTCTTCTACGTCTAAAATTGTAATGACTACTCTTTCTCCACCCTGAATAGGCAAGGTAGAAATAAAGTTGTTTCCTGAATCGGCAACATTCATCACACCACTAACAAATGGTTTAAAAATTCCTTCATAGTATGAGAAACCAGTAACAGCAGAAGTCAAATTATATTGCCCTCCATCTACATCATAGATGTAGCAGGTTTTTATTTCAACTGACTTTACATTTTTGTTTGCCATTAGGGTTTAAACCAGAACGTTATATCTATACCAGTAGGATCAGTAGTGCTAATAGCAGAACTTAATCCTGTTGGTTTTACCTGTTGTTTTTGTTGTGCCTGTTGTCTCTGTTGCTGTGCTAATAGCACAGCAGACAAGTCGGGTGC